ACTGAATCTCCAACAGAAAATGTCACATCTGGATTGCAAGATATTGTTTGAGGCAATTGACCTCCATCGACCAACACCTTCAATTTTTTACTATCAATTACTGAATCTACTGTACCCAAATGCCAATTTCCATTCAATAATTTTTCTTTTTTTAGTTGCTCTTTTACAATCTCTTCGATTATTCTATAAAACTTACCATCTTCCATTTTTTTATCACCCCTTTAGTTTATAAAGTCCCAGTCATCAATAACTTTTTCATATCTAGTTAAATCTACAGACATTAGAGACGGTGACAAAGGGATTGATGTTGAACGAATGATATACTTACTCCCCATGATGCCATTTTCTTTATCTTCTAGCCAAATAACATCATCTGCATCATGTAGATAATTTGGAGAAATTGTCATTGAGACATCTTCAGTAAACCCTAATCTGTTCATTAGTTCAAATTTAGCTCTCCACAGTGCCTCATCTTGCGTTGTAATCAGTGGGTCTGGATTATTGTTATTGTGAAAGTAAGATACCTTTCCAATATTCTGTATTGAATAAGGGTGATTTGACCAAATGTCACCATAAGTTGTATCATTATCATCTACAGTTAAGTCAAATATGACCTCTGCTGTATCTGAACTTCCACCTAAAACTCTTATGTGATTTGATAAATTGCTATCATTGAATTGCCTTACGTTACCTGCATAAAGTTTTTCACTTGGTCTACCGTAAACATATTCCCAAACAGGTGGCTCTTTTTCAAAACTATTTAAATCAATGTTCTTTAATCTTAATCTACCCTCTACGTCGTAGAAAATTTTACACTTTGCCAAAGTTACCAATTCTTCAATGGCATCCCATCTGTTATCATCTCCACTATAAGTTAGTTCGTATGGCACTTTTGCAGGTTGTGTACCACCAGTTCCATCGAGAATTGGCTCTCCATTACTATCAGTTTCTAGTACCGTGTCAAAATTAAATAAAGTCTCCCCTGCTCCTTGTGCTATTATTCTTATAGCATCTGTAATTTTAGTTCCTGTTTCAATAATTTGTTCGTTTATGAATTTTCCCCTATTTCCTGTTAAAAGGTAGCCTTTATCTACTGCATTTATAGTTGATGTTTTCCCATTTATTGTGTGACTATCCTCTGGTTCTGTTAGTATGAAAATACCCATTGGTACATATTCAATTTCTCCATCCCAAGTTTTTAATCCTATAAAGAGTTTTATCCTTTTATCTATCCAAATTAAGTTATCTTCCCCAAAAATAAAATCACCAAGACTGTTATCAAGAGACATTTTAAAAGAGCGCCTAATAGCAGAGTCACCACTTACCTTCAATACTCCTAAATCATTTTTCACCTGTTTAGTTATCTCTTTTATATAGTTCATTTTTGAATCATATATCTCAATTTTGATGTATAGTTTTTTTTGAGGAGATGTCATTGCCTCAATAAAATTATTACTAGCATTTATCATTTTAAATTAACCCCTTTTGCACCTTGTCCATGTACTCATCATAATCCATAATTTCTGTCGCTTGAACAGATAGAGTCATGTAATCATATCTACTGTAAGTGTTTTGAGGAGATGATTTTGATGGACTGTGAATATCTACAACATATGACTCTCCAGAGCCACCCTTGATTAACATAGGCTTGTGGTGTCTTATCATTGCATTTAATAATCTCTCATATTGGTCTCCACTTCTCTCCCATTCATTTGGAGCAAAAACGGATTGAATTTGAAAGTCATGGAATTCTTGGTCAGTATAGAAGAAGTTGGGATACTTCGTGAGAGTGTCTATCTGTACCCTTGATTGTTGTAAATTAGATGTTATTGTTGGTTCACTTCCAATAAATTTATCAAATGGGATAGCCATATTTTCTTTTTGGTCAACAACAAACCACCCAGCGAAATCACTCGTAACATTGACTGGGTTGTCTTTACCCTGTAAATCATTTACTCCAACGGGAGTTATACTGTAAATAAAATCTCCATTTGATTGAGTGTAGTCTGTAAACACAAATTGATTGTTGTTAACAAAATCCTTATATCCTAATATATAATTTTTAGTTTCTCCAACTTTTCTTCTCTTCATTGCAAATCTATCAATTGGTATGCCACCATTGTTAATATTTCCTGCTTCTAAATCACCCTTAAATTGAGCAAGTAAGAATGTATCTAGCTCCCAGCCATCTTTTGTGCTATTTTTGTAATCAACATCAACCCTCTCTCTAATCATAACCTCGTCATAAATAGCGTTGTTCAACTTTACTTTTGAAATAGTATTAATCCTTGGCATTATTGACTCATAGGCATTTATATCAAATAAATCTAATCCTATAATTGACATTTTTTCACCTCCCATTTTTTTACAGAAGAAAAAAGAATGAACAGATTCAAGCTCTGTTCATTCTTACATACATGTCTAAATCTTTAAAGAACTCGTCTGGTTTGTTTGCCTTTATGGTTATCCCAGAAAGGTTATAGTCTGTTTTGTTTACAATTGGATTTGCATTTGCTTTTCTGTCAAATTGAATCATCCCTTTTATGTTCTCAAAAAGATTTGGAATATCATTAGGGGGAATCATCAATTCTCCTTTTAATGCCACAATAGCTTCTTCATTATGTTTAAGTTTAAACATTTTTTTAACTGTTTCTGCCATTTTGTTTGGTATTTTACTACCAACAAATCCACCTTTGTGATATTTATCTAAACTATTTAAGTATTTCTCTTGTCTAGATGTATCCATTCCAGCATTTTTTCTGTTTTCAATGATTGCCTTAGCTCTTTCTTTTTCTGATTTTACAAATGTTGGGTCTGTTTTTAGTTTTTCTAAATTTTTTGAGGCTTGTTCTTTTGAAGCAACTTCATCGTCATCCATGCCAAATCCATAACTTGCTGTTTTTTCAGCTTGGGCGATTTCTGCAAATGCTTGCTTAATCTGTTGGGTTTTTGATTTTACATCTTCTACAAAGTTACCAAGACTCTTTGAGCTATTACTATAGAATAAATCTAGCACTTCCTCTACACCAGACGTTCCATTCTCAAACTCTTCAATTGTTTCAGACCATCTCTTTTTCTCTTCCTCTATAAGTTCCTCGTATGTCTCTTTTGTTTTGTCTAATTCTTCTTGTAGAGAGTCTATTCTCTCTCTTTTTTGTTCTTCAAGCCTGTTTATTTCATCTTGAATGGCTTGTTTTATATCTTCTCTTTGGAATTGTTCTAGCAATTCATCTCTTTCTTTTTCTAGCTCATCTACTCTTTCTTTGTTGTATGTTAGAATCTCTTTTCCATCTTCTGTTATGTAAGAAAACCTTTTGTCATTCCTTGTTTTTTCTAACTCTTCATCAATCTCTCTTAATTGCTTATTTCTGTCTAGTAACTTGTTTTCTTCTTCTAACTGTTCTAATCTATTCTGTTCTTGCTCTATAAGTCCATCATATTGCTCTTCAGTCTTTGATATAGATTCTTCTATTTTTTCTATTTTTTTGTCAAGTTCACCTTGGAGACCGTTAATGTATTGTTCTTGTGTTTTATTTAGAATTTCTAATACACCGTTTTTTAATGATTCCTCTGCTTGGTGTATTGCTGAAAGTTCTTTTTGATAAGTTAAGGACAAATCTTGAAGCGTTTTTTCTAATTCTTTCTTTTGTTCGATTGACAAATCTTCAGTTTTCATTAACTTCTTTATTTCTTCTCTTTCCTCTTTTGCCAATCTAGCTTTTAGTTTATGGTATTTAATCATTTCGCCTTGCATGTTTAAATACTCTTCGCTAAACTCTTTTGTTCTACCTGCAATTTCTTCTGTTCTACTCAAATAATAATCTAAATCTTGATTTTTTTCATCATATCCAAACTGTAAGTCATCAATTTTAGATTGAACTATCTCTTCATTTAATAATTGTATTTCTCTTTTTAATGATTTAATATCTAGATTTATATTATAAATTTCATCTCTATTATTTAGGTATGCTTTTTTTAACTTTTGGAGTCTGCTGAATGTTTCTTCCATTTTTTCTTGTTGCTCTACACTTGATTTGTTGAATTGGTTTATAAATTTTAATGTTTTTTCTCCATTAGAGTCTAACCAACCTCTTTCGCTACCAAGTGATTTAATCTTATTAGAAATGTTTTCATTTGACTTTATCGTCACTTCTAATCTTTTTTCTCTGTTGTTTAATAATTTGTTTTGTTCTTTTAATATTCCATTTTGGTCTTCATCTAGCTC